CCAGATTCCACGACAGTGGCGGCCCACAGGTGCTGGAGGCCCCAGAAGTTGGTGTGGCCTTCGTAATCGCACTGGGTTGAGTTGGCCCATTCGTCAAAGGTGCTTTTGTAGCGCTTAACCCGGCGTGCAGAGCTGCCAATGTAGTTCGGCTTGATGCCGGTGCCGACAATGTTGGATGCAATGACTGCCTTGATACGGTTGGCCAGTGCTGTGTTGCGGACCAGATCCTGAGCGCCACCGGCAAGGGCTCTGTGGCCGCTCGCCACTTCGTCGGATGCCCGGGTGGTACGGCGGCTGTAGTTGGTTGTGCGCTTCTTTCTGGCTGCGTCATAGGATCGCAGTTCGTCCAGCACCAGCCGCTGCCTCATGCGGTGGACGGCCTTTTCCGGGTCGAATATTTCGTGCCATTTGTCGATCAGGTTCATGTTGTCTTCCTGAATTTCGCAAGACGAACACCACGCGGCCGGTTGGCGCTCTGGATGCCAAGCTCGGCTTCCATGCGGTCAATGGCCTGCGCCATCTGCTTCATTGACTGGTACTCAACCCAGGTGTCGCCCTCGCGCACGCGCATGACGCCACGGGCGTAGGCTTTCTTGAGGTTGGCAAGCTGGTCGTGGGTGAAGGTTGTCATTCCGTTACTGGCCGCCCATCTATACTGGTGATTTATCCAGTATTAGCACCCTGTTATCGGTCGAAAACAAGTCAGCTCTTGCGGAACCATTTCGCAGGCCGCTTTTTGCGCCTGGGCCGTTGCGGGGTTGCGTCCGGTACCTTTTGGGGGGTGGGGGTTGGCTGGTCAGAACTGACCTCTTCCTTGCCGTACTGGGTTTCTCTGTCCTGCCAGTTCTCCTCGCTCATGCGGTCCAGCCCCAGCATGGCTGAGGCAGCACGGGCGTAGTTGCGGCAGTCCAGGAAGTGGTTGTGGTCGCGGATCCGTTCCCATACCTGAACCAGGTAACCACGGCTATCCGACCGCTCCACCAGAATTTCGGCGGTCAGCTGCTTGAAGTAGTCCTCATTCCATTCGGGGAAGTGGCAGTACCCGGTCGGCCAGTCAGCACCAGCGGCCAGGGCATCATCTGTTGGGCGTGGCAGCAGCAGCCATTTGTACAGCTGCTCTTTCAGTACGTTGACGCCAACCGGCCACATCTTCACGCCACCGTCCTTGCGGATGCCGTCGATGTTGATCTGCACCGGCTTGGGTGTGCCTACCATGGTTGTCAGGCTGCCAACACCCTTGATGGGCCTGAGTCTGCGGGTGCCGATCTGGGCCACGGTGTTGTACACCTCCTGGGTATCGTTCGAGGAGTCGATCAGCGCCAGCTCTATCGGCATGGCTACACCATGCTGGTTGGTGTAACGGGTTTCCAGAAACTTGCTCAGCTGCTCTTTGGTCTCATCAGTCGAGATGTGGCCATCGATCACGCCAATGTCGATCGACCAGCTGCGCTTCTTCCGGCCCCAGGCCACCACTTCATAGATCAGGTAGTCCTTCTGCACGTCGATGCCGCAGGTGATCATCAGGCCGCCTGCAGGTACTGTCCCAATCGGCCAGTTCTCACGGCGCTCATACAGTCGCTGCCAGTCGGGGGCATCGCCTTTTTCTCGGTAAACGTCAGACAATCGTGTGTTTACGAATGCCTTCAGCGCTTGCGGGTTGTCCTTGGCATTGGCGTATTCCCGCGCCAGCGCTTGCAGGGTGATAAATGGGGAGCCCAGAGCGGACACCTTGTACCCTCTGTGATGCTTGATCTCTGGTCTTTTTGGTACCCATTTATGGTGAGCAATGGACCAAAAGCGGTCGTTTTCGCTCCACTCCGTGCCGCATTCCGGGCACACGATACGCGCCTCATCCGGTAACAGGTTGCCGTCCTTGTCTTCCGGTATATGGACGTGCTTGAACCAGTCCAGCTCCTCGGAGTGACCGCAGTGGCGGCACGGCTGGTGAAACACCCTCTGGTCTGACTTGAGGTATTCCTGGTGGATCCTCGACCGGCCCTCTACGGTTGGCGAACAGGCGGTAACTTTCTTTGCCCGCCGACCGAAGGTGGTGGCACGGCCCCAGGCAACCTGTATCGGGTCACCCTCACCGCCGGAGCCGCCCTCGCCTGCCCCCACGTTGACCGGGTACTTGTCGCATTCGTCAAACAGCATGATCCGGCAGGCCCTCATGGCGAGGTCTGTCGGGTTCATGGCTGACACAATGGAGATCTGACCACCCGGGAACTGCTTCTGCAGGATGGTGTTACCCTGCCCCCTCCTGTTTTTGCTGAAGATATCCTGCACCACTGGGGTGGCGTTCACAGACTTGACCAGTCGCTCCTTCGACCAGGCCTCGGCGGTTTCCTTCTTCGGCGCCACGTACATGATCGGTGACGGCTCCTGGTGCATGTAGTACAGGGCCGTGTTGATCATCAATTCAGTTTTCATCAGCTGGATGCAGCACATGACCGTGACTTCCTGAACGTCAGGGTCAGTAATAGCCAGCATGGGCTCCCGGGCAGCCTCCACCCGGTCGGTGCGCCACTTGCCTGCTTCGGCTGAGTTGTCAGGCAGGTAGCGGTACTTATCCGCCCACTCAACCAGATTCAGCTTGGGTGGCGGTTTCAGGTTCGACCGAACAACGTCTACCAGGCGGCGTCTAAGGTTTCGCAGGCAACGAAAATGGAGCGGTTCACTCGCTGCCATCATCTTCCTCGATAGTGAAGTCGGCCAGTTCTTCCAGCATCCGGTACACCTCTTCTTCGAGCCGCTTCTCGATAACGCCAGCGTCCTGGTGCTCAAGCTGAGCCGCAAACTTCGGCAGAGCCATCAGGCTGGCTCGAATGGTCGCCAGCGCGTTCCCCAGCTCTTCCAGGATTGCTTCAACGTCACCGTAGCGCTCCTCCTCCACAGCCAGACTGATCTCTTCTTTTTTCATCCGCGCCAGCTCCGTTCTGCGCCGGATTTCATCAATATCGAGATCGTCTGTATCGCTGCTGCCACGGGACTTCTGGAGTTCCCTGTCCTTCCACCAGCGGATACAGGCAGCTGAATCATATCGGGGTGATTTCCGGGGTCCGTTTTCGTCATAGATAGGCATCCCGGCCTTGGTGAACTTGGTGATGGTCGGTCTGCTGACACCAAGTATTCTCGCCAGCTCTGCACCGTTGCAGATGGTGCCAAAGCCTCCGTCCGAATTAGCCCCCTTGTGGTTTTTTCCAGATCTGGCCATGTACAAATATCCAGTAGTTACACCCTGGCCTATCCTATACCGCACCGGCTGAGTCGTCTGTCGCGTAAGGCGTTGATGGAGTTGCCAAAACCTGAAACCGCACTGAGTGCGCAAACCCCGCGGGTCTACGCCCTCGCACGGGTGGGGGTACCCCGGAAGAACCTAACCCGGGGCACCCCTTGCCCTAGCGCTGGATTGAGCCCTGCCGATCGATGGCGGATAGCCCTGGTCTAGTCTGGTGTGGATCCGGTCAGTGATCAGGCCTGCCGCTGCTGCGCTTGGCTGGTGTGGTTGTTGATCGGCTTGCCCTGGCACGCTGCCGCTTTTCTTGCTGCTCACCTTCGAACGCCGGCTTCATGCGCAATGCCTACTCGCAACATTGCCCTGTTTGTTCTAGAATGGTACAAAATGAAACATGACACTACCTGTGGTGTCACTTTGTTTGTGACGATAGACATGAGTCGATTACAAGAAATCATTGACGATTTAGGAAAACGAAAGAGGTCTGTCGCCTGCAATGGCAAGACTGGACTTCTGGCCTACCTGGAAGAGCTTGGCTTCACATGGAGTGATGGCAAGACTGATGGCCACAAGGTATTCGTGCATGCGCAACTAACGAAACTTACAGGCGGATCTTTCAAAACATTCAGCCTGGACTGCGGCCACAAGCCTAATAGAGAAATGAAATTCCAGTATGTTGTGCTAACAATTAGAACGCTTAAAAAATATCAGTCCGAATTGACTGAAATAATGAGTAATTAAAAATGAAGTCCTTTGATGCTGAAAACTACACCATATCTGTCCGCAAAGAAGTGGTAGAAGGTGAAGAGCTGTTTGTGGCACGTGTTGCTGAACTTCCGGATGTGTGTGAATTTGCTGATTCTGCAAATGATGCACGGGGGCTAGCTAAAGACACTATAGAAACAGCTTATGATTTATGTATGCAAAAAGGTATTCCTTTCCCGGAGCCCAAGATTGTAAATGATGATCTGGTTAGTGCTAGCGGGAGAGTTACTCTGCGGATGCCAAAAACACTACATACCAAGCTAATTGAAAAAGCGGAAGAAGAGGACATAAGTCTTAATCAGCTTATCGTATCAGCACTTTCTATGAACTATGGTCAATATCAAGCGACCAAGGGTTTAGTGGACGAACTAAAAGATATGGTTCAGTGCTTTCGTGATGGCGTCGACAAATATCACACTGCTTTTATGGTTAGAACGATGCTGCAATATACGCATGCTGAACAAAGTAAATGGAGCGGCAATTCGGGGAGGTTTTTGTTTTGAAAACGTTGAATTATGTAGAGCTTGATCATCTATATTTGATCAAGACTCATTTTGAAGTAAAAGACATAAAAAAAGCCCTAGAAGGTGGATCTCTTGACATATCCTGCCAAGTCACAATAGACAATGAAAAAAAGGATTTCATCCATATTACGTGCGACTTCAGTATAAATGGGTTCAACTCTGATGAATCACTGTTCGAATACGTATCGAAGCATTCAGCTGGTTTTTCCATTAAAACACCAGATGAATTCCTAGCGTTTGAGGACGAGGAGATTTCATCTCACTTCATGCGGTTTATTTTCCCGACAATACGGGATGATGCAATGGCGTGCCTTTCTCGTGCAGGACTGAGACAGATCATTCTCCCGTACCACTTTCAGGAAACCTCTGTTTCAAAAGAGCCCGCGTGATCAGTAGCCGCTCCATAGCGGCTACTCCTCTTCTCAAAACAACGAAGCCTGTTGCGCCTCCCATGACCTCCATGGATTCAGCCTCTTGCCGGTGCGCAGGTATTCCACGGCTGCCATATATGCTGAGGTGTGGCCTTCGCCCTTGCGCCTGCATTTCTCGCAGCAGTAGCCGTCATCGTTCAGAGAGTGCACCTCGTATATCGCCCGGCACTCCTTGCAAATGCTGAAGGTGACCGGCTTGGGGCCACCGCGTTTCAGCATGGCAGCCCGGCGCTTCTCGGCAGCTTCCTTGCCCTGGCACTTGCGGCAGACCCTCTGCAACCCCTTGGCCAGCTTGTCCGGGCTCACCTTGCGGACCTTTCCGCAGCGTTCACAGGCATGGTCAATCATCTTCCGCGGCATCGGCATTACCCTCTTTCCATTCGTTCAGGTCGTGCTTGTCTCGGTTGCAGCGCCAGAGCGCGTGCTCCAGCCGCTTGGCGTAGATGTCGATCTCCCGGTTTGTCGCGCCAATACCGGGCCGCTCCGGGTACTCTGTCTGCCGCAAAAATCCCTCAGGGATCGCCGGGCAGCTCACCGGGGGTATCTTCCCAGACCGGCCGATGCAGCCACTCAAGGCGATCGGCAGACACAGGAGCATCAGCACAGTCGTCCGCTTCAGCGTTGCGGATCGCTTCGATCTGTTTCTCAAGGGTCGATTGCACACGGTCACTTTCCCTCCTGGTTTCCGTATAGATCCGGTCCAGCCGGTCACGTTCTGAGCTCAGGTTTTCGTAGGCCTGGATCAGGGTCTGCTTGTCCTGCTCCAGCTGTTTGACCTCTGCCTCCAGAGTGTCAGCCTGTTCGCCATGCAGGTATGCCACTGCCCACCCGCCAGCTGCCACGATGATTGCCGCCAATAGTGCGTATAACTGCACAGTCACCTCCCGAGCACCATTTGCGTCCAGTACTGCCATATGCGCTGGACATAGGTTGTTGTCTCTTGGGCATGCTCTCCGGTCACCTGAGGCAGGCACTGGATAATCTCGGCGTATCCGTTGGCGCCACCGCACACCTTTTGAGCCTTGATCAGGTTCCCGGCGCCAGCGTTGTAGCTGGCAGCAGCCAGGCTGTACCGGTCAGCAGCTGGCCGTGGGGCCTTCCAGATGCTGATCATTCGCCCTTGGTAATAAGCGCCAGCATTGATCGCTGGCTCCACCGCGTGAGGGCTTATGCCCTGGTAACCGAGCTGCTTGCTCACCTCTGTCCATGTGGCGGGCATGAATTGCGCCAGCCCGCGGGCACCTACGTGGCTCACAGCGTCAGGGTTAAGCAGGCTTTCCTGGTAGAGCTGAGCCTTCCAGAGCCGCCAGTCGTACCCGGGCAGGTATCGGTTGGCGGCTTTCATGATGTGGATGTCGTACTTGTCAGGAAAGGCCCACGACAAGCCCGGTAAGCAGGCACACGCCAATAAAACGGCAACCGAAATACAGCGCAGCAGCATGGGGGTCATTGGTGATAATCCTCATGGTTGTTTTGAAGTGGATCTTGCTTACCTGGTCGAACGCCCGAAGGATGTACCAGGTGCAGATCATGGCGAACAGCGCGTACCCCAGCGTTACCAGGGCGTTAATGGTCAGGATTTCAGTCATTGTTACCTCTCAGTCAATTTTGCTGCCCATGCTGGACCGTGACTGCAGCTCAGCAAGGGCTCGCTTCAGTTCTGCGTTGTCGCGGCGCTCTGCAATCAAAGCGCTGGCCAGTGCATCCTGCAGATCCACGAAGTAGTCCTGATCGATCTTGTTCAGGCCCAGCCCGCCACATTCGTGGCAGGTGTATTCAGACACTGCCCCGCGGACTGCCCCATGGCCGAAACAGGCCGGGCAGCGCTCGCCGGTTGGCCGCTCAATGGTCAGCGGCCGGCTTTTCAGTTTCGTCTTGCGCATTGCTTCTTCCATCCATACAGCGCCAGCATGGCGGCATCTCTGGTGTCTTCGTTGCTCCGGCCAGTCCAGCCGGTCAGGTTGCGGAACAGGTCGGCATTGCGCTTGGCGGCCTTGGCGGTACCACCCAATGGCTTGCACATGGTGTAATCCGCGCCGATCCGATCCATGTAGGCCCGCAGCACTCGGGCGATCGCCTTCACCTGCCCCACGTTCTGGCTGATCTTGGCGATCTGGGCCTCCCGGCTGCCGCCCTTCAGGGCCCGGGGGAACGTGGGGCGCATGGATTCCACGTCCTCGATGACAAAGTGAGCGCCCAGATCACGCCACTCCAGCGCCATCTCCATCAGATCGAACAGATCAGGCGAGTGCAGGTCCACCACCCGCCCATCTTCAACAACCGCCACCCCGCTTTTCACCAGATCCGGGTCAATACCGATAATGATCAAAACGGCACCTCATCATCCGTGGGCACGCGCAGCACTTGCCTGAGATACATGAATCGGCCCTGGTGTTCTGTGATCCAGCGGTACCCGGGTAGGTCGTTTACTGTACGTATATCCAGTATATGATACGCCAGTTTCTGCACCGGGTGGTCACCATGGCACCGGCGCAGAAGGCTGGGCTGACGCAGGCCGTTGAATCGGGCATGGCTTTCCATTGCTGCGTATTCCACCCGGGCCGCCCGCCAGCAGCTCTTCCACAATTCACGCGCTTCGATCTGCATGCATCTCCCTCTTCATTCTTATGATTCGACTGCGAATATCGTCACGGACCGCCTGGCTCTGCTTCTCTGCCCATTGCACCTGCACATCATGCGGTTGGTTCATGACCCAGCGAGCCAGGCAGTCGCGGCGATACTCCTCTGTCTTGTCAGGCGCACTCACCGAGAGCGGCCTTTATGCGGTAGGTTGCTTCATGGCCCAGGGCACACTGGTCAGCGTTATCCGCTGCCGCTTCCAGCTCTTCCCGGGATACGCCCAGCTTCAGCGCCAGCTGGGTGCGCCTGTGAATGGTGGCCGGGTTCTGGGATTCGATCACCGCATTGATGAGCACCAGCCGGTCAGCCTCTGTTATCAGTCCATCTGTAATCACAGTCATGGCCATGTCCTCTTTTGAGATCGCTTCACGCAGCTTGCGGGCTGCGCAGTGGTGGTAATTGGTTTCGATCTGAGTGATCGCGGTACCGGCCACGTCAGTCAGCAGCGCCAGCTTGCGCTGGAGTTTCTGGATGGCTCGCTCTGATCGCTTCATGGCAGCCATCAGTTCATTGATTTTTCGGGTCTGTTCCCAGCTCATGCCACTTCTCCAAAAATGTCAGATTGCTTCAATTCGGTGGTGTCGCTGATCCGGCGCACCGGCTCGTTGCTGGCCTGAAGTCTTGCGCCCCAGCCGCCCAGAATGTGCATGGGGGTCTTCCACTCCTCGCGCATTTCCATGGTCAGGGTGTTGCCCACGTAGAGCACAGCGGGGATGCCGGCCAGGGTCAGTTGGATGTAGGCCATGTGCACGGCACGGCTGTCCACGTCAACACCGACCACATGCAGCTGGCGCTGTGGGTTGTAACCGGCCTCACGCATCGCCTTTGCCAGCGCCAGAACCATGCCGCCACTTCCGATGCTAGGCTCCTGCAGGCGGATGAACGGGCGGTGCTTCAGATCTTCGATCTCGGCCCCGGCCACCAGCCGGGCAATGGCGTAGGAGACATGGAACGGCGTGAAGAACTGGCCCCGCTCTGCGTTGTGCTGCTCCAGCTCGGCGAACACCTCGCCCATGAAGTCGCTGATCTCCTCATCCAGACCGTTGATCACATGGGCCAGCAGGTGGGCGAACGCGGCCCGGTCGTTGGCGGATTCGTACCGGTTGATGACGGACAGGTAACGCTCTTCACGCTGCTGGTGCAGTGGCTGCCGGCGGTCCACGGCATTGACCAGGCTCAGGGCAGCCAGCTCGCAGAAGTCGCGGAACAGGTCGAACAGGTGGAACTGGCCACCGCCGATCTGCTGGATCTCTTTCACGAACTGTTTGTGGTGTTGAGTGTTCAGCATGCCGGTCACCAGTCCGTGTCGTTGATATCCATGACGGCTGCAGACAGCGCAGCGCGTTTCTCGCCCTTGGTGGCAGCCCCGGAGGTGGCGCCAGCATGGCTCCCCGCTGCGGTATGGCGCTGGAGCTGGCGCAGCAGCTTGTGCTCCCACTGAGCCTGTGTGGCCATGTCGCCACGGGCTTCCCAGTAGCTGCGGAACTCACCAAGGATGCTTTCCTGCTGGGCGGGCTCCAGGCTGGCCAGAGTCACGCCAGCGGTGCGGCAGCGCTCTGCAAACCACTCGCTGGGCACCCATTCCCAGTGCATGGGGAATCGCTCCCTGCTGCCTGCAGGCGTGTTTGCCGGGGGCACCGGTTCAGCATCCGAGCTGAACAGGTTGGACAGGAACGGATCTTCTGCCTCGGTGCTGGCGGTTTGTTCCACTGCTGCGGCTGGGGCCTGTTCAGGCTGGTCGTGTTCAGGCGCAGGCTGCTGATCGCTCACCGGTGCGCTGCTGGACGCGCCAGCGTCATCAACAGGTTCAATGACTGGTTCAGAAGAGTGACTGGTTCTGGGGTCAGATTTTGACCGGGTCAGGGGGTCAGATTTTGACCGGGGGGTGGCTGAATCCTGACCGGGTTTATTTTTGACCGGGTCAGATTTTGACCGGGTCTGTTTCGGTTTTTCTTCAGCTTTTCCCTTGTTGATATGGAGTCGATACTTGTTACTGCTGACACCACCATTGCGCTCAACAACGGTCAGAAATCCTGACTCTTCAAGCGCTTTGATGTGAGCCTTCACAGTTGAACGCCCCATCTCGCACTGATCAGCAACATGCTGGTATGACGGCCAGCATTCACCCTTGTCGTTAGCGTTGTCGGCCAGCTTAACCAGCACCAGCTTGCGGCCCGGGTTGCCGACCTTGGCTTTCATAGCCTCAACCATCAGCGTCATGCTCACTGTATTAAGCCTCCAGCCGCTCAACTTCAGCGCACAGGCGTGCTGCGTATCGCTGCATATAGATTCGGGAAAGCCGCTTCTTGCGCTGCTCAAACGTCATGCCAGCTTCGATCAGGCCGGTATCGATGTTCTGAAGGTGCGTGATGCACTGCATCTCAAGCGGTGTCAGGTGGTCTCGGATCGCCTCATTGGAAGCCAGGCCGTGGCGAGCCCGAAACTGCTTTGCAGTACAGCCAAGCGCAATGCGGTTGATCAGGTCGTATTCGTTGGAAAAGTGGTAGTGCCTCACCGGCTGACCGTTATCCAGCCGGTTGAACTTCACAGCGTCATTCAGGTAACGGGACTCCAGGCGAGCCCGTTCGCGCTGAACCTGCTGTTGCGCCAGCTCAACCTGGTTGCTGACCAGCGCGTCATAGGCTCGGATCACCTTCAGGTGGAACGCAGCACTGATCCACATGGCGTATGCGTACACCAGCTCTTTGCAGACATAGGTGCCGCCTTTTCGGCCCCCAGCGGTTACTACCGGAATCCCGGTAGTTTCAAGTTCGTCGATAAGCTCTTTGGTTTGCTGGTTGCTCAACCAGTAACTCGGGGAATGTCGCTTCTCATTGCCCGCGGCTTTATGCAGATCGTTCAGGCAGAAACGGCCTTCCTCATCGGTGCGGATCTTCAGGTTGTCGATCTTCATCATCTGATGCATAATGAAACCTCTTTTGAGTTAACCCGATGCGGCCTACCCAGCCTTTAAGCATCGGGTTTCTTTTTGCCTGTCTGGCGCCCCCGGCAGGACTCGAACCTGCAACAGTCGGAATAGAAGTCCGATGCTCTATCCAATTGAGCCACGGGGGCTATGATTCCGGTTCCGAGCTTCACAGCTGGGGCCGGTCGTGCTGCGTAACCCGGCAGCGGGGAGACAGGATCACCTCCTCATGGCGGTTGCCAGCGATTCTGGATGCAGTGGCCGGTGCTGATCTCCGGCGCGGCTTACCCTCTGTGTCCGCTCAATCATGCTAGGGCCATACGACCTCTATGGAGGGCCTCACGTCTTGACAGGCCAGCTACACCTGCATTCACCGCATCTGGGAGTGGTCTGTTCGGGCTATGGAACTGTTTACCCACCTTCGCGGCATCTCGTTTTCCGCCATACGCCCTATCCAAACCACTCGCAGATGCCCACCTGGTTACCCGCAGGTGGGACCGGGTTGCCGCTCTTTCGCCACCGGCGCGGCTGCCGGCTGATTGGGAGGAAACATCGAAAGCCCCGGCTTGCAGATTGTCTGGAGCGCTGATCTGCCAGCAGCACTGCATGCCCCATGTGAATCGAGCCGCCGTCTTTCCGGCTGTCCGCGACCCTACTCAACCCGGGCGCTGCCCTGCTGCAGCTGTATTACCCTGGTCTTTTGGGAGAGCGCCTGCCTCAGTGAGGAACCAAAGGAGTTAGGCATCGCTCTGCTGCTGTGGTTTTTTCATGTCCAGGCACTCACAGCTTATCCCGGTCGGCGTACTAGCCCCCCGCCGCTGGGTCTAATCAACGCTTGCAGTAAGCCCGCTCAAGCGCGTTTGCGCTCGATTCCATAAGAGCAGCCGCGACAGGTGCCGTCTTTCGCACAAGATCAGCGCCTCTGCGGTTGAATATGATCAGATCAAGCAGATTGGATGGTCTGTCGATTTCGGCTGCCAACTCTTTCAGCTGGCCCAGCGCCTCATCCAATGTGGTCTTGTCAGAGTTGAAAACCGGGAGCGGTTCACACTCCTGCATAACGGCCACCACCTCATCAATTCCGGCTGTGACTTCAGGCAGTGCGCCAAATACAGGTATGTCTTCCAGCGCTTTTTCTGTGCTGTCTGCTGATTCCAGTTCGGCAGTGGTCTCCTGTTCAGCGTCCTGCTGTGCTGCCTTCGGGATCGGGAGCTCGCCACACTCAAGCGAGCAGCGGCCGGAGTCGGTCAGGTGGTATTCGGTTTTTTCCTTCATGCCAGTGGTGACGATCAGGCCCCGCTTTTTCATGTCCTGTATTGCCGGCCGGAATGTTTTCTCGCTCACCGCAGGGCATCGCGCCAGCAGTTCGCCGGCAGTCAGTCCCGGCTTCTGGTTGATGGATTCGAGCAGTTCAAAGATGCGTTCGTCGTTAGTCATTACTGTGATCCTTGATTGCCAGCCGCATGCGCATCAGCGCGTCTATGGCATCATTAATGTTCTGGTTGATGTTGCTCCGTTCCCGGGCAGTGAGGACACCATCAGCCAATGACTCCTGGACCGTCTTCGATACATCCCCGCACTCGCTGACTACAGTCAGAACAGAATCAACCACTGACTGGCCGCTATCATTCACGGGTCCCAGCGCGTTCACACCCAGTTCCAAGCACATGGCCTCGGCAATTCGGGTGGAGTCGGTGTGTTTCTGAAGTGCCACCAGCTCATGAACGCTGAACTTGTTGGCTTCACACTGGGGGTTTGCCTTGTTCAGCAGCACCTGGTGGGACATGCCCATCAGAGAGGCCAGCTGCTTTGGCGCCAGCCCGGTGTTGTGTACGGTGTCGTAAATAGCTGAGTCGATGTGGTCCATTTATCTGCGTCCCGTTAAATGAGGAAAAAATCAGACCTTACGGTTAGTTTGAAGGTGTGGATGATCAGACTTCGAGCGGGTGCGGGATGCCATTTTTTCAGATACTTGTAGCTGTCCACCTGATAAATCTTGGATCTGGTACTGGCGTAACATGGGGATGCCATTTTCAGGCCACTGCCGAACAGCCTCGTAAGTGATATCCAGGGCCTTTGCCAACTCAGAAATGCCGCCGAAATATTTGATTGCATCTGAACGTGTCATAGCGCTCTCCATTAAATCTCTACAAATTCAAGCATGCTTGAACTTTAAATGCAAGCATGCTTCACAAGGGCGCTTGTATATTCTGCTTATGACTACAATCGACCGAATCCACAAACTTCTTGCTTATCACGGCATTCCAGAGCGCGGGATGAGGCGGGCTCTTCAACGCACGTGCGGAGTCAGTTATCAAGCGGTAAGCCAGTGGTTTACAGGTGAGACGTCAAACATCAAGAACGAGCATCTTGCTGAGATAGCCAAGAAATACGGCAGCAGCCTTGATTGGTTGATTTCAGGGATGGGCAGCATGATTGCTGATCAAAGCCATACCAATACGCAGCCAAAACGCAGTGAAACCATACTTGGCACCCACATTGATGCACTGATGGCATCAGCGACCCCTCGTTCACAATCCGCCTTGGAACGCATTGCTGAGGCTGCTGCAAATGGTGACTTATCAGAAGCAGACCTCATTATGCTTGAGCAGATTGCTACGCGTTTTCAGAAGGCTGGCATCGGGCCAGACAGGTCGGGAGATAAAATTAAAGACCTGCTGCAGAGTGAATAGGCTGCTGGATAATCAAGGAAGTGTTGAATGCCAAAAGTTGACGGGGTTTTTCAGTTTTCTAAACCGTCTTATGTTCAGCTCGCTCGGATCCTCCAAGCGCCGGAACCACTGCCAGATGACCAGAAAGGTATCAACAGTACTTATTACGGCAGCCTCACGCTGGAAAACGGGCTGGAGCAACCGGCCTACATCAAACGCATACCGGCAGATGAGATATTTACCGAAGTAATTTGCTCATTGATTTGCTGTGCGATGCAAATTCCTACACCGACTCCTTTCTTGGCGATCCTAGACGGTGACGCCAGTCTCCCAGGGATTGATGCAAGCAGGGAGAACCCTTTGCTTTTTGCAACCGCCGATGCAAAGCGACCTACCTTTAAGTCCTATACAGAAAGTGAGCAAATTTTTCAGCTCTTGGCTAGCTGGGCGCATGCTCCCAGCAGCGCTGTCTTTGATGAGCAGGTTGGTAACATAGACCGCAACACTGGCAATATCTTGATGGACGCCAGTGGGGATTGCTGCTTAATCGATCATGGATTTGCATTCAATACGAGCGTACGTCACGACATGATCCTGGATAACAACACGTTCGCCAAGATACTGCCATACCATGCAAAACAGCTGCGCCCACCAAAAAAACCTTTGGATATTATTTCCAAAGCACTGCCGCGTTTGGAGGGTGTCAAATTTGATGAGCTGCTGGCTTTCAGTCGGGGAGAAAGGTACGCGTCCCCTGCACATATAAAGCGTATTAAGCTATTCTACGAGACGAGACTGCATCATATACGTGATATTTTTGACCTTCGCTTCGGGACATCGGCCAATCAGAGCTTACCGCTATGAACAGCGAATCGATACATGCACTGCTTCAGGAACAATCATTTATTCGAGGCTCATGGATGCCAGTCTACTTGCAGACCGTCCCTGGATCGGATGAGCGCATCTGCGTTGTTGTTGCAGCTGTCGCCTTGAGCGGTGAGTCAAAAGTAGTCAGGACCTTGCAAAGACGTGCCGTAACCACTCTGTTCGGCAATGAAAGCAAAGGTATTAACCACGCAATTGACTGGATTAACCAGAGCCTGAAAAAACATATTACCAGCGGCGGCAACTTGGATGAGTGGCAGATTCCTGTTAGCGGGTTTGTTGCTGGGGCAGTAAAACCGTCCGGTGCAGCCAGTCTGGACGGACTGATGGAAAAGGCTGTTAACCTCTCGACAGCAATTGGCACCTCAGAGCCTGAGGAAGAGCGCCAGCAGCGTCAATTCTCTACCCTCCTTAAAGAGGAACTCTATCGGTACAATCCTGATTACAAACGCTTTATTGACCAAGAATACGTCGTAAACAAACGCAAAGTTAAGTATGGCGTTGTAACTGAAAGATTCATAGCGAACTACCACGGGCTTAACGCTAACACCGCCAGTTACAATGCGGCGCTGGCGAAGATGGTGCGGCTTGAAGATCTCAAACTTGAGGGGTTGGTCGGCTGTTCTATGAGTCGAGAATTCCTGATCGTCCGCTCAGTTGATACTGACAAGAAAGTTCAGGACAGGCTGATCTCTGATTTGCGCTATGAGCTCGAAAAGCGCGAAATAACTGCGCTTGTTTATCAAGACGCCTCCGAACTGGCCCTATCGCTTAACAGCCGCTTGATGGAATTTTTGTGATGGTAACAGGGTCATCATATCAGCACCCGCGCTCCAGAAACTTAACCCAGTGTGACTCAGAAATCACATGTATATTGTAGCCTTCCTCCTGCATAGTTATGGCTTTTTCTATCTTTCTGCCCCATGAACTGTGAGCCCAGTCCCTGCTGCCAATCTCACCAACTACAACATAGTCAGTCATTTGGTTTGGCTGCTTTTGGCACCTCCCGCCTCTTCGAATGATTTCAAGCTCGCACTCTGCACGCGCCCCAGACGCAAACTTTCCTGTTAACACGAACGAACAGTCATTAAACACGATCGTCTCTGGTTCACTGAACGGTAACACGGTAGAGGCTACCTCGTTCGGCTTGTCACCCAGCACCTGCTTTAACAGTTGCAGTATCTCTGCCGCTTCTTCCTGATCCACTAGCCCGTCAGACAATGCTTCACACAGCCGTTCGTATAGGACGTTAGCTGGCCAGATGCTTTGCAGATCAGGGTGTGAATGCAGCCATTTAGCAAGATTCTCCGCCTCGCTTTGATTGACGTGATTATCAAAGGCGACTCCCCGGCAGATGCCGATTAACTCATCAATATTGCGCGTATGGCGAGCCGCTCGCCGCAGCCTGCCAGTTACTGATTGGCAGTGTTCATCAAACGGAATGGATGGCATGGGAATACTCCTTTTCATTGCCGTCTACGTTTCTCGACCTCCTGCTGTACAACCACGACCATAACTAAAAAATATACAAGCATGCTTGCATTATAAATTAAAGCATGCTTTCATTTGTTCAAGCTTGCT